GAGAGAGGATAAGAGCTGCCCGATTAGAGAGGGAGCAGCTATCGGCTAGGGCTAAGGGATAGGGATAAGGCTAAGGGTTAAGGGTTAGGGCTAACGGTTAGCGGCTCCGGTAATCATTAAATATAGGGGCGAATAGGTGAGGGATACCCTGCCGAAAGTGGAGCAAGCCCTCGCAAAATTAACAACAGACAATACGGACATAATAAACAATAACGCACAAACTGTACAATAACGCATAAATACGGACAAAACGACCCCCGTGTGTTAAATAAATGCAGGGTGGGCGCGGTACTCCCCAAATAGATATTTTTGATAAAGTTAAAGGGGGCTACTGTTGTCCTACTTTGTCCTATTTTGTCCTATTATATCCTGTGAGGTTGGTCACAAATAAAAGATTTATTTTGAAAAAGCGGGAAATGCGATATATTTCCTGCCTTATACAGTATAGGGGAGCAAATAACCTTAGCTCCCATTTGCGACCCAATATCGCTAGCGCGATGACCCCTAGGTCAAGCGCTGACTTACCCCTCAGTTCGCCCAGCTCCTTCGGGCGCCAAGCCCGACAAACCCCTTCGGGGTAATTAGTAGGGATAGTTCTATTATTTTGTGATAATCAATGCCCACTATATCCTTCCCCACTATCTATCGCTGAATAGCGATTTATTTCGCCCGATTTTTAATAGAGGAAAATAGTGTCTGAAAACTCAGCCGATATCGCCAAGAGGATTATTCTTACTTGCGTAGCTGAAGGTGTTACCGTTGAGAAGGCTTGCAGCGAAGCCGGCAAAACTCTCAAGACTTATGAGTACTACCGTCGCTCTGATAAAGCATTTGCTGACAAAGTAGATCGAACTAGGCTAGGACTTAGAACTAAGGTATTCGCCTCCGGCGATGTCCACGATATTGACTTTGCAGAGTTCCGTCAAAGATTCTTACATAGCCAGACCTTCCCACACCAAACTAATCTAGTTGATGTAATTGAAGGTAGAGATCCATCTTGGCTCCACCCAGCTATGAAGTTTGAAAAAGGTATAGCTAGTAACCGTATTCTTTTGAACATACCGCCCAACCACGCAAAGTCTATTACTATCACTATAGACTATGTGACTTGGCTCATATGTCAAAACCCTAACTTTAGAATCTTGATAGTATCTCAGACCCAGCGCCTAGCATCTGACTTTCTCTACGCCATAAAGCAGCGCCTTACACATCCTATGTATGAAACCTTACAACAAGCGTACGCTGCTGGCGTAGGGTTCAATTCTAAGTCAGCATCGTGGCAAGCAACTCGAATCACCTTTGGTGATGAATTGCGTGAGTCTAGTGAGAAAGACCCCAATATAGAAGCTGTTGGTATCGGTGGTCAGATTTACGGTAAACGAGCCGATATGATTATAGTTGATGATGCTGTAACCCTATCTAATGCTAATGATTTTGAACGACAGATTAAGTGGCTTACCCAAGATGTGCGTTCTCGTCTTAACCCTACGGGGAAGTTAATCATTATTGGTACTAGAGTTAGCGCAGTAGACCTCTATAAAGAGTTGCGTAACCCTGATAGATACCCAGGTGGCTTAGTTCCTTGGACTTATCTGGCTATGCCAGCTTTGCTTGAAACAGATGAGGACCCTGATAAGTGGTTAACTCTCTGGGCAGAATCTGACCAACCCTTTGATGGGCAGAAGGAAGAAGATAAGAACCCAGAAACTGGACTCTATCCTAGATGGTCCGGACGTAACCTTTACAACGAACGACAATCTATGGATCCCTCTACTTGGGCTTTGATTTACCAGCAACAAGATATCTCTGACGATGCAATCTTTGACCCAGTATCTGTTCGTGGCTCTATTGATGGTATGCGTAAGTCTGGCAGATTAGTTCCAGGTCACCCTGGTCACCCTAAAGATATGAATGGTTTTTCTATTGTCTGTGGGCTAGACCCAGCAATGGTTGGCGATACCGCCGCTATCTGTTACGCGGTAGACCGTATATCACATAAGCGTTACATTGTAGATGCTATTAAAATTACTAGACCCACCCCTGCTGCTATTAGGCAGTTAATCTTTGACTGGACCAACCTCTATGCTCCTAGTGAGTGGGTTGTGGAGAAGAACGCCTTTCAATCTTTCTTAACTCAAGATGAAGGTATCCGTCAGCAACTTGCTTCTAAAGGTGTACTACTTAAAGAACACCATACCGGTTCTAATAAATGGGATTCAGGTTTTGGTGTAGCTTCTATGTCTACCCTCTTTGGCACTAAGCAAGCCGACGGTAAGCACCACAGAGATAATCTAATACACCTTCCTTCGGATCAAACCGAAAACATAAAGGCTTTAATAGAACAACTTATCACTTGGTCACCCACCACTAAGGGTAAGACCGATATGGTAATGGCTCTATGGTTTTGTGAGATCAGAGCGCGAGAGATGCTTAACCAAGGTATCCACGCAGTACACCATATGAAGAATCCATTTTTGTCGCGCAGCGAACGCGCAAAACGCACAGTAATCAATCTCGATGAACTGTTCGCGGAACAAGAACGTACATTCATCTAACTAGGAGATAACAATGGCAGCTAAGAAACCAGTTGTTAAAAAAGTAGTAGCAAAGAAGCCAGTAGCAAAGAAACCTGCTATGCCTACAAAGCGTCCTATGGTTGGCAATGATGCAGCATTTAATAAAAAGTATGGTTCTAAATCTTGGAATAATGGTTATACAAACTAATTTAAGGAATTCAATTGTTATCAACTAAAGAGGTAGTAGCTAAAGTCGCAAGACTTAAAACACGCTACTCCGCACGTGACCAGAGGATGCGCGATGTACTCTCTGTGCGTCAGGGCGATATCTCTAAGGTATATCCAGCAATGTTTTCTGAGGACTATCCAAAGCCTCTAGTTGCTAACTTTGTTGATGTAGCTGCTAGGGATTTAGCAGAAGTAATGGCACCATTGCCATCTTTTAACTGCGCTGCAACCAATATGGTTTCAGATACCCAACGCAAGGCAGCCGATACTAGAACTAGAATTGTTAATCATTATATCTCAGCATCAGAATTACAGATACAAATGTATCAAGGCGCTGATTGGTTTAATACCTACGGTTTACTTCCAGCCATTATCGAGATGGATTACGAAACTAACAATCCTCGAATCCGCTTATTAAATCCTTTTGGAGTTTATCCAGAAGTTGATAGGTTTGGTCGTTGTATCTCATTAACACAAGTAACTGCAACTGATGCAGAAACTTTAGCAGCTCAATATCCAGAGTTCTATTCTCAAATTATTCCACAAAATTCTTACCTTGCTAATTCTCCTTATGTAACCCTAGTTCGCTATCACGATAAAGACCAAGACTTAATCTTTATCCCAGAACGAAAGAACTTGGTTCTAGCTAACATTCCTAATCCAGTTGGCAAATGCTTAGCGCAGGTCGCTATGCGCTCATCTTTAGATGGCGAAGCACGTGGTCAATTTGATGATGTACTTGCAGTTCAACTTGCCAGAGCAAGGTTTGCAGTATTACAAATTCAAGCTGCTGAAAAATCAATCCAAGCACCTATTGCTATCCCGCAAGATGTGCAAGAATTAGCCCTTGGTCCAGATGCTATTATGCGTTCTGCCAATCCACAAGGTATCCGTAGAGTTCCATTAGAATTACCAGCAGGTGTATTTACTGAATCTGGTGTATTAGAGCGTGAACTTCGTATCGGTGCTAGATATCCAGAAACTAGAAGCGGTAACATTGATGCTTCTATCGTTACTGGTCGCGGTGTACAGGCTCTACAAGCTGGATTTGATACACAGATTAAAGCAGCACAAGCTCACTTTGCTAGATTCTTTACAGATCTTGCAGCACAATGCTTTGAGATAGATGAAAAAATCTTTGGTAACATAGTTAAAGTTATTAAAGGTGTAGATGATGGAACACCATTTACAATGAAGTACACACCTACTCGCGATATCAATGGCGAATATGGTGTAGATGTACGCTATGGAATTATGTCTGGTATGGATCCTAACCGAGCCATCATTGCATTACTACAAATGCGTAGCGATAAACTTGTATCACGTGATTATGTCCGACGAGAAATACCTATGGAGCTAAATGTCACCCAAGAAGAACAGCGTGTGGACATCGAAGAAATGCGTGATTCTTTACGTGTTGCTGTTGCTCAGTATGCTCAAGCTATTCCAGCACTTGCAGCGCAAGGACAAGACCCTACTCAAATCATTAGTAGAATTGCTGAAGTCATTAAGGGCAGACAAAAGGGATTACAACTAGAAACAATAATTGAAAAAGCATTTGCTCCAGAACCAGTGCCAGCGCAAACTCAACCAGCACCTGGTGAACAACCTATGACTCCAGCAACGGGTGCGGTTCCCGCCCCTGCCTCGCAGCCAAATCAAACTCCACAAGGTGGTGCAACCCCCGCTGCTGGTCAACGTCCAGATATAGCAACTTTGCTCGCTTCAATAGGCGGCGCAGCATAACCGAGGAGGTGTATAAATGAATAAAGGATCACGTCAACCAGCACCAGTATCAAAGCCAGTTGAAGGCAAGAAAGACACCTCTAAGCCAGCAGGTGGCAAAGTGTTTTTCGGTATAATGCCAGCAGGTCGCAAAGGAAAGAAGGCTTAACAATTTTTCGTCGGAGGTACTGGATAGTGGATGATAAAGATTTTGTTACACGTCCAGTACGCTCCGCAGATTTTGTAGTAGTATTAGCTGGATTCTTTCATAACATTACAAGTTCATTTCACGGACTATCAGAAGAATTTTTAGAATTAGCAATTTACCACGCAAACCGCAAGAACAAGGTTTCCAAAGCGTGGGAACAGATGACAAACGATTTAGAAACATTACAGGAGGACTAAATGGGAGATACAAACCCGCTTACCGGTGTATCTGGTCCAGGCAAGTTCGCTGTACGAGAAGATTTACCACCATCACAAAACTATGGTGACCGTAAAATTATGCAAGAAGATATTGCTGGAGCGTCTACGCGCCCAAATCCAGATGTAAGTTCTACTACAAAACCAGAACCAATGGTTGGTTTATTTGCATCAACACAACGTAAAGATGAACCAATTACATCTGGAATACCATTAGGAGCAGGTCCTGGACCTGAAGCAATGGGTATGCAAGATGCTACTCAAATGCAATACACAGACGCTTATCAATTATTTAATCAATTAGCTTCAAATCCAAATGCTTCACCATCAATGAAATATCTGGCACAACGCATACAGCAAGGATTCTAAATTGGGAGATACTAAAAGCTCATTTTGGGATGATTGGGTAACTCCCGACCTAGCACGTAATCCTGGTTTAGCAAGCGATGTATACAATAGTGGACAACCAAAAGTTGTTGCACCAATTGTATCTTATGCTACACGTGGCATTGCTGTTCAAGATGCCATAAGTGACCATAGTCAAGATAATGGTACTGATAAATTTTGGAATAAACTAGGTAATACCGCTTTAGCCCCTTTAGAATGGTTAGGCAAAGGTCTTAAAGAAATTCAACGTGATTACAAATTTACTCATTCAGTATATGTAGATCACGGATTTTTGCCTGGATTTGCTGTAACACTTGGTGTTATTGGCGGTGGCGTTGGTGGAGCTTTCTTGGGTGGTCCCATTGGAGCAATAGCTGGTATTGATGCTGCTGGAGTAGCCTTACGCAAACTTTCAACTGTTGGTCCTTGGAAAAATACTTATTCAGATTCATATGCAAAAAGTAATAATGATAATTACACAGTTTCTGCAGGTAGAGATTTTAGCAATGCACTTGCTGTAGCATCTGATGCTTTAGGTGCAGACGGTACCGCTAAAGCATTTCGTAATACAAGTACTGGCAAAGGTAAAACAGCTTCGGGTTTTGTTGATTTAGCATTTGATATTAACACGGATCCAACAATGATTGTTGGTCGTTTTGGTCAACTTATGAAGTTTGGAAAATTTTTAGGATTAGATAAAGCTGGAGCAATACAACTTAAATATCCAATTCTTGATACAGTTCCTGGCGTTAGAGATTTTATTATTTCACGTTCCCGTCTTGCTGTTACATCTGACCAAATAGATATGGTTCGTGCTGGCAGTGGCATATTTAATTCATCTGCTAGAGTTTACAATAGAGCGCTTGATGATATAGCAAAATCTACTGCTGGTGAGATTGTTCAAAAGTTTCCACAACTTGGAACAATAGCAGCGGGTCGTTTAGGTGCTATGAAATCTGCTGACGAAGTACATCAATTTTTTAAGACATCATTATACTTTGGTGAATTGCAAGGAACTCTTGCCGGTCAAGCAATGCTTCCTACTCGTACATTGCTTCGTGCTAAATTTGGTGATTCAAAAGTTGTAGACATTTTGCGCAATGCGTCAATTCCTAAATTCATTGGAACAACTGCTGCTGGAGTTAGAATACTTAATCCAGAATGGAAAAAATTAGGAGTTAAAAAAAGTTTAGGAAATGTTTACAAAACATTTTCTGGTTATATGCCATATAGCGTAGATGCCGAAACTGCAAAATTATCATTAACTAAATTTAGATGGAACGCACCAGATGCAGCAACTACTGTATATCGTATGGGTCGTATAGGTTTAGGTGATTCTGCTGCAAAAGAAATTGCAGGAAAATACGCAGAAGCAGTTGCGGTAAATGATCTAGGTTTAGCGCGTAGTATTAAAAACCATACAATTTTAGAATCATTCAAAGCTCTTGGTTTGCCAGATGACAATGTATTTGTAAAAAATGTTATGGATGAAATTAACCAAATTAGTGAACCATTAGTTGGAACACAGATTTATGGAACTAATGTACTTGGTGAAAACATTGGTGAGTACATTACTGCTCAAGGTCCAAAAGTTGGCGGTATCGTTAGCGGTCACGCAAGAGATATGTTTGATATTCCAGATTATTATGAAATTAAAAAAGCAATGCGAGCCGCTGGTAAGTTTGCAAAATATATTGGTCCGATAGATGAATTTATTGCAAAAAGATATACAAATAAAATTTTTAAGCCACTTGCTCTTGCTACTATGGGTTTTGGGTTACGCATTGCAGCATCTGAATTGATACCAACATTTGCTCGTTTTGGTGTAATAAATACTTTTAAGTCAAAACTTACTGTTGCCGTTGCAAAATCAGACTATGATTTAATGCCACAAGAAACAAGCCATATCTTTGCAGCGGCTATGACTGCACTTGGACTTCATAACGGAATTACTCCCGATGTAATGCAAGCAGGTTTCCCAGCATTTCAAGAAGCTAAACGACGAGGTTTGAAATTTGCTGCAAAAATGTTACCAGATGACCAAATTGAACTTGCAACTAAAATTGTATTAGCAAATAAGGGAATGTTTCTTTCGGAAGCGGTACAAACTGGTCACGGATACGATGCCGCTACTTCATATCAGATGAATCAAGCAGCTCATTATTATTATCAAATTCAAAAGAACAGCCCTATGTTTAGAGATTTGCCGGAGTATACAACATATTCAGCATCTGATATTCATTATGCTCCAAGATATGCTACTAACTTAAACAAAGCTGCTAATGAAACAACCTATAAAAATATAGCAACAGATTTAACTGATTTATCAAAAAAATATACCACAATAAATAAATTTCAAATTGATGATGATATTACTAAAATGGCTAAACATAAAGACTTTTTAGCTTTGCGAAAAGAACTTGTTGACAAAGAATATGATCGTATGCTTCAAGCAACAAATGGTACTTATTCTGGATACAATAAAGAAATTAGAACCCTAACTCGCTGGGAAGATGCTGTTGCCAACGGAGAACTTCGCACTTTTGCTCAAGACCGAGTAGATTCATTACTTGGTATGGTTGTTGGCAAAGATGGTACTTATTTAGAATCTTTTGCAAAAAATATAGCTGCTGGCGAAAGCACTGATTTTGACCAAGTAGTTACTATGGTAAGAGATTTTAAGAAATCTGTTCCAGCCGCAGTTGCTGGACCAGCATTACAACCATATGTGCCAGGCAAGGGATTGATTGAGAAGATTACTAATATAGGTTTTAAGAAAGTTATTGACCCAATTGTTAATGGATTAGCACGTGAACCTTTGTATATGATACACGTTGCTGATGCTTATGCAAGATTGGCACCACAAGTTATTGCTAAAAAAATGTTAGATAGTCAGGCAGTTAGAATTGCTCAAACTCAAGCATCATATGCAATGCTACCGCAAATTCACAATACTGCTTTGCGAAACCAATTTTCGCAATTAGCTCGTAACTTTTTACCATTTTATTTTGCTCAAGAACAAGCCTTAAAAAGAGCATATGCTACTTTGAAGGATACAAGTATTGCTTCTCCTTTATTCTCAAGAGGTTTGCGTTTTTATCAATTAGCAGAACACGCATTAAATGACCCAGGATTTGTTCAAGCAGATGAAAATGGAAATAAATATATTTATCTTCCAGGTGTAGGTGAATTTGGAAAAGCTGTTCAAAGCGCCTTAGCAGCTTACAATATCCCAATAGTATCTGGATTGCCAATAACAGCTCGCGGCTCTTTAGTATCGTTAAAAAGCGTTCTTCCTGAATTGCAGACGCCTGGTGTTTCTCCAATCTTTGCAGTAACCGCTAACTTAATTTCTGACTGGTTTCCATCAACAAAAGAAATTGTTAATAAAACAGTAGGCGATATATCATTTCAACGTGGTGTTATAGATAGTTTAATTCCTGCTACTTGGGCAAAAACAGCCCTTGCTGCTTTTACGCCAATAGATTTATCTAACCAAATGGGCAATGCTATGGCATCTGCACTGGCGGCAGCCTATTATCACGGTCAGGTTCCAGGACCTGATTCTAACGAATATGACAGACAAAATTTTATAAATAGAATTCAAAATAATGCTCGATCAATTTTAGCAGTAAAAACATTTCTAAATCTTACATCACCATTAGCTCCACAGATATCTCAAGAAGATTCAGGATTCCGTGATGAGTTTTGGAAACTTGTTAAATCAAAAGGCAATTATGCAGATGCTTTATTAGAGTTTCTAGGTACTCACGGTAACAAGGCTATATCTTATACCGTAGCAAAAACAACATCTAATGTTCCTGGAGCTAAGTATCCTTATATCCAAGAAACAGTTGATTACATAAACAATAATAAAGAAATGTTTAATTCAAAATCTGGTGTTTCAACTGGAGCATTTTATCTTATCCCACAAGATAATGCTAAGAATGAATCTGATCGTGCTGTTTACAATGAGATTATGAATATGCACCTAAGAAGTTATCTTGCTCCAAAAGATTTACTTAAACAGTTTTATATCTCTCAAGGCGACCAATTTATATCTCCTGAGATTAAAAAACATATTGCTATCATTGACCAAGCCTCGGCTAATTATGATTCATATTCTAAGCAAGTAGAAAATGACCGTTGGTCACAGATTATGACTAAAATGAAAAATTTATATCCAATTTGGTATGTTGATTACACAAGTAATGAGGGTAGGGTAAATGCACAAACTGCCTATAATCAATTAACTAAGATATTTTCATCAAGTAACCCACCACAACACGAACAAGCAAAACTTGTTAAAGCGTTGATGGGTGATTATCAAAGACATAGCGAGATTATGTCCCAATATAATATGTTAAATATCCAAGGAATAGCCTCAACAGAAGAAAAACAAAAATGGGAAAACTATCTTTTGTCACTTTCTGAATCTGAACCAAAATTAAAACCCGTTATTAAAAGTATCTTTATGAAGTTAGGATAAAATGTCTGGCTACGAACCTATAAAATCTAATGCTGGATCAGCTAACCCTAACTACAAGGGAGCATCTGCTAGTGGTGGTGGGAATACCGCTGCTGGCAGTTATGGCGCTGACGCTAGCGGGGCTTTTACTGATCCAACAACAGGACAAGTAATATCTGGTGCTGGCAATGTTCCAACAAAAACTGGAGTTAAAACAATTTCTGCACTTATTTTAGGTGCCAGACAACCTAAAAATCTTTCAATTATTCGCAAACAACTTATTGCAAATGGCATTATTTCTAAAGGGACTAAAAGTCTAGCATCTATTCAAAATGCGTGGCTTCAAGTAGTATTGGGTTCATCTACTGCGCAATTAGATCCAGAAGAATATATGAAACAACTCAAAGCCGGTGGCTTTGGACAAGATACAGCAGCAGCAGGATTGCCAACTAAACAAATTTACAATTATTCAACTGCTGAAATTAAAGACCTTGTAAATGAAAGTGCTTTAAGTTTGCTTGGTAGAGAAATAAATAAAACTGATGAAAATGCAGATTGGTACAAATCTTTAACTGGGTCTATCAATAAAATGATACAACAAGGAACAATAACAAAGACTACTCAAAAAGGTGGAATGAATGTTGTCGAAACCACCCCAGGATTTACCAAAGAAAAAGCAACATCACTCATTCAGTCTAAACTTAAATCAGAAGCTCCAATTGACCTTGCCCGTAAAGAGCGCGTTGATTTTACTAGCTGGCTATTCGATCAGTTAGGAACCAAATAATGGCAACTAATACAGGTGGCGAAAGAGATGCTTCTACTACTTTTACAGCACCAGTTCCAACAATTCCAAATAAAACAGTTGCTGTAGAACCTACATCTACAACGGATATAAGAAAAAATCTTGGCATTGGCGTAGCATTACTGGGTCCTGATTCAATATACAAAGATGAATTGCAAGCAGTATTTGATTTATGGAAAGAAAAAAAATATACCGAAGCCCAAGACCTTTTTTATACAACTAAGTTTTCTAAATTATCTACCGATGCCAGAAGTCGTTATTTATTAAAACTTGAAAATACAGATTTATACAAACAAAGTCTTAAATCTTTTGCTGTGTCAATAAAGCAAACTCTAAAGTCAAATGGTTTATCTTTAACTGATAAAGAAATAGAAGATTATTACATCAAGGGTACACCTGAAAATTTAATCCTTGATGATGCACTAACTGCATTTTCAAGTAAACCTGATGTAAAGCCAAAGGGACAAATTGGTGAAAATCTTGCTACATTAAAACAAGTAGCTGCTGCAAATGGACTTGATATAAATAACAATTTTGGTTCTAGTATAGATGAATGGTTAAAAAATATAGCAAATGGTGAATCAATTGAAACTTACAAACAGGTTATTCGTGATACAGCAAAGCGTGGTTTACCAGATAAAGTAGCGGCATTACTTGATAAAGGTGTTGACCTAGAAGCAATATATTTACCGTATAGAAATGCTATGGCATCTATATTGGAAGTAAATCCACAAACTATTACTTTAGATGATCCTACCCTTCGTATGGCTATAGGTCCAGATAAAGAAATGTCATTATATGATTTTCAAAGAACACTTCGCAAGGATAATCGTTGGCAATATACAGATAAAGCTAGAGAAGAAGTTTCAAACATTACACAAAATGTTCTTCGTGACTTCGGATTCCAGGGGTAATAATGGCAACTACATACGGCGGCGAAAGAGATGCTTCTACTACCTTTGCAAGAAATGCGACTCCAACACCATCTCCAGAAACCAAAAAAGATGTTACTGGTTTTCCAGCAGAAGGAACTGTATTAGGTTATAGATATCTGGGTGGATTAAATGCTAAAAATGCAACTGATCGCTATGTAAAGATAGCTGATGGAAACGGTGGAGTTACAGAAACTTTTGAACCAAATCCAGAATATAAAACAGCAGCGGAGCAAGCAAAGGAAAGTGGCACTTATGTACCTACTCTTGCCGCTAATGTAAAAGAAGCATCAGTTAAAAAGTTAATAAAAACTATTGATAATAAAGATGGTACATTTACTGAAGTTTATGAAGATGGAACAACTAAAATAACTGGCACCAAGACTCCAAGCGGGGTTCCCGGTGCAGGTGCAGGTGGGCAGTCTTATACTGCTACTGATGGCACAAAATTTACAGATCAAAGTTCTTATGTAAATTATCAAAAGGCTTTAGACACTGCCAAGACTGCTGCAACAACTGCATTTAATGAACGAGTATCTGCTTATTCATTACTTAAATCTGAATTTGAAAAATATGGATTAGGTAGTCTAGTGGGAGATATACGTTCCCTAGCAGAAAAAAACTTATCTCCATCAGAGTTTAGTATTGAACTTCGCAATACAAAAGCATATCAAGACCGCTTTGCGGGAAATGCTGCTCGAATTAAAGCAGGTTATGGTGCTATATCCGAAGCTGCTTATATCGGACTAGAAGATTCTTACCAAAGCACTATGCGCAGATATGGATTACCTGAATCATATTGGGCAAAAGATGCTATGGGTACTCAAGCAGAATTTCAAAAGTTTATTGCTGGTGATGTTAGCCCAATAGAATTAGAAGATAGAATCCAACTTGCAGTAAATAGGGTCAATAACGCATCACCTGAAGTAATGCAATCTTTAACTCAATTTTATCCTGGAATAACCAAGGGCAATTTACTTGCTTATGTTTTAGACCCACAAAAGGCTTTGCCTCTAATTCAACGCCAGATACAAGCTGCTGAAATTGGTGGTGCTGCGCTACAGTCAGGACTTTCATCTAATGTAACTAGGGCAGAACAACTTGCTGCTGCTGGTATTACACAACAACAAGCGCAACAAGGTTACGGAGCAATTGGTGGTGGGTTGCAACGCGGTTCAGAACTTGCATCAGTATATGGAGAATCTCCGTACACTCAAACTACTGCCGAATCAGAAATTTTTAATCTTCCAGGGCAACAAGAAGCCGCTAAGCAACGCAAGAAACTTACTGGCTTAGAGAAAGCCACCTTTGGTGGAACCACTGGTTTGACCGGTGGAGCGCTAGCTCGCGAGAGAGCTGGGCAATACTAGACCTGCTTTGGGAAAACCAGACCCAAAGAGCGTAACCAAGACTGGTAGTTAGAGCCATATTATCTTCCCCAGATAATGTGAGGCTAACGAATTCAACTAACGAATAGGGAGAAGGACTAATGTCCAATATAGACTACGAGGATGATGATGATTTCGATACCGATTCATCAAACAATGACCTTGTTAAACAACTGCGCAAAGCTAACAAGCAAAAAGATAAAGAGATGGCAGAACTTAAAGCCAGCTTTGAAAATCTAAATAAAGCGCAAAGAGAACGAGCAATCAAAGATACCCTCGCCAGTCGCGGGGTAAATAGCAAAATTGCTAATTTTATCCCACAGGACATTGACCCAACTGAGGAGTCCGTGTCTAAATGGCTTGAAGATTATGCCGATGTTTTCGGTTATCAAGTCGAAGAAAAACCCCAGACACCTAATGTGGACCCAGCGCAAGCGGCTGCATACAAAAGAATGACTAATACTGTTGAGCAAGGTGCTTCACCTGAGCATAACAATAATGTGTTAAGCAAGATTTTGAACGCAAATAGTCGCGAAGAACTGGATGACATTATTAGAGGTTCTGGACTCTAACATCCAATCCTAACGAAAGGCTAGACCTAAAGTGGCAATTCCAACCGGTACTACCACCTCTAGCTCGACGATCAGCTCACTCGTAACTGCTGCATACGACCAGTATGTAAGAATGGCGCTTCGCTCCATTCCAGTTATGCGTTCATTAGCTGACGTTAAGCCAGTACAACAGGCAATGCCAGGATCATCAGTTGTATTCTCAATCTATTCAGATTTAGCACAAGCTACTTCTACATTGACAGAAACTTCTGATGTATCAAGCATTGCATTAGGTAACCCATCACAGGTTACCGTTACTTTGAACGAATACGGTTCAGCAGTAACAACAACTAAGAAGTTAAACTTAACTTCTTTCAACGATGTTGATTCAGCTCTTGCTGATATTATCGCATACAACGCAGCAGACAGCATTGATAATGTTGTCGGTCAAGTTCTTTGCGCTGGTACAAACGCAATCTACTCAAACGGTCCTTCTGGTACCGCTCCAACATCATCTGCTACAGTTCTTTCTGTAGACACAATTTCAGTTGCTGATATTCGCAACGCAGTTGTATCTCTACGTACCAACAAGGCTCTGCCTCGTATGGGCGAACTCTATGCAGCATATCTACACCCACGTCAATCTGCTGATCTTCGTGCTGAAACAGGCACCGGTGGATTCCAAGAATTGACTAAGTATGTAGAGCGCACACCATTCACTGCTGGCGCAGTTGGTGTTATCGAAGGTGCCTTCGTTGTAGAAACACCACGTGTTCTCAACGGGTTATCACTTGCTGCTGGTATCACTACTAGCACTACAATTACAAACGTTGCGTTGACAACTAACGTTGCAACAATCACAACAGCAGTTGCTCACGGTCTTGGCGTAGGTCAAATCGTAGCTGTTGCTGCCGTAACTGCAACCACAGTTAACTCAACCGCCGCTACAATTGTATCGGTACCATCATCAACAACATTTACCTATGCTAAGACAGCAAGCAACGTTACATCTGCTGCTGACACAGGTACTGTTACATTTACCAACAACTACCGCGCAATTGTCGCAGGTCGTGAAGCATTGGCTGAAGCACAAGCAGCAGACATTTCTACCGTTATCGGACCAGAGATTGATGCACTTCGTCGTTTCCGCACAATTGGTTGGTACTACTTCGGAGGCTTTAACCGCCTTCGTGAAGCAGCTCTTTATCGTATTGAGTCTGCTGCAACAAACGGCTAATTGTCCGTTCGGCAGGGGTAGGGTCAAACCTACCCCTGTCACTAGATGAAAGGTAATAAATGGCATATACGCTAACAACACCTTGGCGCTGGCAAACTTGGAATACGACCAATACTTATAGTCCTTATTCTCGTTTGGCTGGTAGACCAATTACTGGCGGGTCTATTACTGGAACCACTAATCCTTATCTTACTGATATAGCTCGCGGTCAATCTTTACTTGTTACCGGAACTACAGTTGTGGAAACTGAAACACCAAGTCAAGATGATTTAGCGGCTTGTAGTTATTACTTTCTTGGTGGTCACGAATATACTATTAGTGATGAACAGGCTACTGTTTTAATCAATGCTGGCTACTCAGATTATGTAACTCCAGTATGAGCAACTGCGCTAGTTCTTGTAAGACTCAAGATCACGAAACATATGGCGACTGTATCCAATCCAATATGCCTATGTTTGGTGGATGTTTTCCTACCCGTCAAGGCTGGGATAGAGATAAAGAAAAAAAAGACAATAAAGAAATACAGTCATATTGGAGTGCTACTAAGCAAGGTATAGAACCTCGCTCTACTAGACAACCCGATATAGATGCCGCAGTTAAACTATCCAACGATTCCGGAAAAGCATTTGATGGAATTAACCTTACCTTCAAGGAGTAACAATGTCAGCAAAAGGTGAAAAGTATGCTTCAAAGAAAGCAATGATGAAGCACGAAAAAGCAGAATCTCCTGCTAAGAAAAAAGCAGAAGTTAAAAAAGGTATGCACAAAATGCCTAATGGCAAGATGATGAAAAACTCTGCTATGAAGAAAGGCAAGTAATTATGTGTAAAGAATGTGGTTGTGGTTTTGGTACTTATGAAGATTTACAAACAGGCGCTCCAGGTAACCCAGCACCTAAGCAAGGCAAGTAATGAATAAAGCAGCTAAGAAAGCTAAAGTTGCAAAAGTAATGAAAGAATTTAAGAGTGGTATGTTGCACTCAGGTAACAAAGGACCAGTAGTTAAAGGTCGTAAGCAAGCAATTGCTATTGCTCTATCAGAGGCAAAAATGTCTAAGAAGAAAATGGGCAAGAAGAAGTAATGGCTAAATCTCCAGCGTGGCAAAGAGCAGAGGGTAAGAACCCCAAGGGTGGACTTAACGCCAAAGGTCGCGCCTCTGCTAAAGCGCAGGGGATGAACCTAAAACCTCCAGTTAAAAAAGCTCAGGCTGCTAAATCACCTAAGTTAGCAGGAAGGCGCAAGTCTTTCTGTGGTCGTATGTGTGGAATGAAATCTAAATTAACTTCTGCTAAAACAGCAAAGGATCCAAACTCTAGGATAAACAAGTCGCTTCGCGCTTGGGATTGTAGTTGTAGATGAAGAAAGCATTTTGGGATAAGCCAAATCCTAACAAGAAATCAAAGGCATTAACTCCTGCGCAGAAGTCAGCAGCGAAAGCTAGAGCAAAAGCAGCAGGTAGACCTTATCCAAATCTAGTAGATAACGCAGCAGCAAAAAGAACTAAGAAGAAGTAAAGGGGAAATAGGTGGCACTAGGAGTAGCAGGTACAACTCTTTTAGATGAATTAAACAGACTTGCCAATGGTGGCACTTATAGAGTTCCTTCAGCAATGGTTGGACAAGCACTTGCCGCAAGGCAATGGGCAGTACAACGTTCGGTATCAACATTATTAACTGACACAGTAGGAGTTCTAAATGCGATTGCGGGAACCACTAGCACTAATCGCCTCGATTTTAATGGTGTATGTAATCTCATCGCTAGTACTTCTCAACTACCTGCTGCGGCTGCACTCAGAAAGGTGTCAACGTGAGTGCTAAGTTTAACTTAATCTGCGAGCAAGCAACAACATTTAATTTTCAATTCTCTATTAACAACGACGCTGTTCCAATTAACATTACTGGCTACACCGGAACTATGACAGTGCGCCCATTTGTCGGATCTTCTACTACAACCATAACTGCTACTACAACTAATGGTCGTATGGTTCTAACTGGTGCCACAGGAACTGTAACAGTTACCATTTCGGCAGCCCTTACAGAAGAAATTACTGCTGGTCGTTATTCTTATGATTTAGTTTTAGATAGTGGCTCTACCGTCACTAGATATCTTGAAGGTCTATTTATTGTAACGGGAGCTGTAACCCTATGACAACCTATGTAGTTATTGAATCTATAACTCCTAACCAGTCTTTAGTATTTTCAGCAGATCAAGGACCGCAAGGTGCTGTTGGAGCCACAGGTCCTACTGGACCAATTGGTACTACAGGAGCGACAGGTGCAACTGGTCCTACAGGCGTTACTGGAGCCACAGGACCAACAGGTCCTACAGGTTCTACAGGAACGACTGGAGTTACTGGTGCGACTGGACCTACAGGACCTACTGGAACTACAGGCTCTACGGGCGTTACAGGGGCAACGGGACCCGTTGGAGCGACGGGTGCTACAGGACCTGCTGGAACTTTGTCAACAGTCCTACCAGTTGCTTTAGGTACAGCATCTGCTGGTATTGCAACACTTGGCTCTAAAGATGACCACGTTCACCCAACTACAGGTGTCGGCTTAACTGCAAACCCACTATCTCAATTTGCTGCTACTACTTCTGCTCAACTTGCAGGTGTCATCTCCGATGAAACCGGTACTGGCTCTGCGGTATTTGCAACTAGCCCTACTTTAGTAACACCTGTTCTAGGTACTCCTACCTCAGCAACTCTTACTAACGCTACAGGTTTGCCTATTTCAACTGGTGTATCTGGTCTAGGTACTGGAGTTGCTACATTCTTAGCTACCCCATCTAGCGCCAATCTTGCAACAGCAGTTACAGATGAAACTGGTAGTGGTGCTTTAGTATTTGCAACCTTGCCTACTTTTGGTACTACTGGTGTTAAGTTCTCAGGTTCTACTTCAGGTACTACTACTGTTCTTTCGGGAGCAACTGCTGGTGCATCTGTATTAACTTTGCCTGTTGCTACAGATACTCTTGTGGGTAAAGCAACCACAGACACTCTTACAAACAAAACCCTTACTGCTCCAGTAATCTCTAGCATTGTGAACACAGGAACACTTACACTTCCTACCACAACTGGAACTGTTGCCCTTACAAGTGATATTACAGTTACAGCATCTAGCACAACTACTTTTACTAACAAATCATTATCAGATACAACGACTAATATCGTTGGCGCTGTCGATGCTACCAAGAAACTTAATATCTCAGTAGCAAATCAAACAACTGCTATTACAGGAACGCTTGCAACATCCTTTACTACTGCTAAAACGCTTACTTTTCCAGATGCTACAGATACCTTGGTAGGTAAAGCTACAACAGATACTTTAACTAATAAGACTCTAACCACTCCTGTAATTTCTAGTATTAGCAACACAGGAACTCTCACGCTTCCAACAAGCACTGATACATTAGTGGGTAGAGCAACAACTGATACCTTGACTAACAAGACCCTTACTTCTCCAGTAATCAATACACCTAAGACTTATATTGGGTATACGGCTAAGACGGCTGCATATACTGTGGCAAGCGGGGACGAAGGCTATCTATTCTCAATGAACAACGCGGCAACCGCGCAGTTCAATATCCCAACAGATGCCACATTCAACTTTGCCGTAGGTACCGAGATCCATTTTGTATGGATAACTGGTGCTGGTCAACCGACTGTAGGTGCGACTACTCCAGCTACTACCACAGTGATATCTACAGGTGCTACTAGCGCTACTCCAAAACTGCGAGTTGTAAACTCAGCCGCCACAGCGATAAAATTAGCAGCCAATTCGTGGCTAGTTGTTGGAGATTTAGCGTAGACTAAAACTATGAGATTTCACGTAGTCGGTCTACCCCATACCCAAACAACTAAAGAATTTGTAAATTGTGCCTACACTGAAAAAGTTAGGCGCTTTTGTATTATGATGAAAGGGTTAGGTCATACAGTATATCTCTATGCTGGTGACCGTAATGAAGCTCCCTGTGATGAGTTAATAACTTGTATCACAGATGAACAAAGGTTAGAAGGAATTGGTGACAAGCATTACACCGAGGCTGGCTTTGATAAAGAATTACCTCATTGGAAGATATTTAATCAAAATGTTATACACGAATTAAAAAATCGTTTAGAACAAAAAGACTTTATTTGTTTAATAGGTGGAGCATCACAACAATCAATAGCAGATGCCTACCCATCTCATATGAGCGTTGAGTTTGGTATTGGTTATGGTGGGGTATTTAGTAAGTATAAAGTATTTGAATCCTATGCTTGGATGCACAGTATCTATTCAATGTTTAGAGATCCAGTTACAGTAGATGGAAACTTCTACGATGCGGTAATACCTGGTTACTTAGAACCTGAGATGTTTCCTTTGCAAGAGAAGAAAGAAGATTACTACCTATATGTAGGACGTATGGTAGATCGCAAGGGTATTATGATTGCCCAGCACGTCTGTAAAGAAATGGGACTGCGTTTAATCCTTGCAGGTCCTGGTAAACCAAACATTGAATATGGTGAATGGGTTGGACCAGTAGGTCCTGAAGAAAGAGCAAAGTTAATGGGTGGTGCGATAGCACTATTTGCTCCAACACTTTACATAGAACCTTTTGGTAATGTAGTTATAGAAGCACAGACTTGTGGAACACCCACTATCACAACTGACTGGGGTGCTTTTACTGAAACAAATCCACAAGGTATTACCGGATATCGTTGCAGAAATTCTATGGAATTTGCAGTAGCAACTGAATGGGTAAAGAGTTTAGATCCAGTAGCAATACATAAACGAGCTGTATCTTTATATTCATTAGATGCAGTAGCACCACAATATGAACAGTATTTTGCAAGACTGCTAACTCTATGGGGAGATGGCTGGTACGAAAGGAAATAATGCCAACACTTAGCGATATGATAGATGAGGTTCGCTCATCTTTAGCAGGTTACACCCTGCGTCAAGATAGAATAACTTATCTTAATAGTGCTATCACATCTACTGCTACCGCTATGACTATTGGTTCTAGTTCTAACTTAGCCAAAGGCATAATTGAAATTGATGATGAACTAATCTGGATTGATAACTTTGACCAAAACAGTAGTACTCTTAATGCAGCTCCAGGTTTTGGTAGAGGCTATCAAAACACTAATGCTTCACCCCACGCCCAGTATGCTCAGATAACTCTTACACCAACTTTTCCTAGAAATGTTATTAAAAAAGCAATCAATGATGCTATCAATAGTTTTTATCCTAAACTATGGGCAACTGTTTCAACCACCTTTACCTTTAATGCTAGTCAAGTAACCTACGCACTACCAGATGACTTAGAGTCAATTCTTTATATGTCTTGGCAAACAACAGGATCTAGCCAAGAATGGTTACCTATCAACCGTTGGAGAGCAGACCAGATGGCAAATGTTGCCACCTTTAATACTCAAAATACTGTAAACATTTATGAAAATATCCAACCTGGAAGAACAGTCCAAGTTTGGTATACAACAACTCCTAATACTTTAGATAATTCTACCGATGATTACGCAGATGTAACTGGGCTACCTAGTTCTTCTGCTGAAGTAGCCATACTTGGTGCTTCCTATAAATTACTTTCATACCTAGATGCTGGTCGAATTAACTTGAGTTCAGCAGAAGCTGACCTTAACGATACCAAAATTCCAAGCACAGCAGGAGTTTCTGCCTCGCGTTATATTTTTGCTTTATATCAACAAAGACTTAATGAAGAAGCCTTAAAATTGCAAGACAAATATCCAATTCGTATCCACTACACAAGCTGAGGCAGATAAATGACTAGACAGTATTCGAGTATTAGTACCGCAACTACACTTGCTAGTAGTATCAATACCACTGTTACTACTATGGTAGTAGCAACAGGTACTGCTACAGCCTTAATGGGTGGTATTACTCTTGGCGCTAGCAACGTAGATATCTTTACAGTTGCCCTAGATGCAGATACATCCAATGAAGAAATTGTTTATGTAACAGGAGTATCTGGTGATACTCTAACTATTGTTCGAGGTGAGGCTGGTACTGGTGTACCGGCAGTATCTGGTATTGCACATACGGCAGGTGCTTCTGTTAAGCACGTACTTACTAGCGATGATCTTATATTCTTCCGTAACAATGCTTCACCAGTAGCATCTTTTGCTTTTAGTGGGTCAACTTCTGGTACTACAACTGTTCAAGCAACTGCTATTGCTGGTACCAATACGCTAACGCTACCTGCTACAACTAGCGATACCTTGGTGGGTAAGGCAACAACAGATACTCTTACTAATAAGACCTTGACTAGCCCTACCATTAACAGCGCAAAGATAAACCTTGCCCTTAATGCACAGACAGGAACTAGTTACACCTTAGTTGCTTCTGATTCAAGTAAACTTGTTACTACATCAAATGCTGCATCAATTACATTAACAGTGCCACCATCAATTTTTGCAGCAGGTGAACAAATCAATGTTCAATCTATCGGTGCTGGTCTTACTACCTTTGCCGCAGGATCAGGTGTAACCATTACTTCAACTGGTGCCACTCCAGCAGCTCCAGTACTTAGAGCGCAATACTCAGCTTGTACCGTTATCTGTACCGCATCAAATGTATTTACGATAGTCGGTGACCTCTCCTAATGACACCAATTCTAGGAATAATGGCAAGTCAGATAAGTGGGCATCTTTATACCCCTACTGGCTCTATGTATCATATTGCTAGTACTACTTTGAGTACCGCTTCTTCTACCGTTACATTTGGTTCTATTCCTACTGACTATACACATTTGCAGGTGCGGTGTTTAGTTAGAACCAATAGAACAATTGGTGACGGAGCCGACTTAAAAATAAATTTTAATTCAAGTAGTGCTACTTATGCTTTTCACGATTTAAGTGGTAATGGTTCTAGTGCTTCCGCTGCTAATGGCACAAGTGATGTAACAATTTCTTTGCAAAGATTGGCTTCCGACAATACAGGTGGTTCAAATATATTTGCAGGTATGGTTATTGATATTTTGGATTATCAAAGCACTTCAAAAACAAAAACAGTACGCTCTCTTGGTGGTTATGATAACAATGGTTCTGGTCAAATATCTTTATGTTCTGGGCTTTGGTATGCAACTCCAGCAGCAATTACTCAAATTGATTTAACAACAACCGCAACTACTTCGTTTAGAACCTACTCATCCTTCTCACTTTACGGAGTTAAATGATGGTAACAGTATCTCCTAGCGGTAACACCACAGCAGCAGTAACTTACACTCCCATCGCCACAAATACACTTTCATCTGCTGCCTCATCTGTAACCTTCTCATCTATTCCTGGCACCTATACGGATTTGGTTTGGATAATTGAAGGTATATCTACTGCAAATACAGTAATCACAGTGCAATTTAACAATGATACAAGTGCTAATTATTCTTGTACTTGGATTAACGGAAACGGCACTTCTGCTGTTTCTTCAAGAGATACTACAAGTTATATTTATATTGGGAACCCTACAAACAGATTCAATATAATTGGTTCAATTCTTAACTATTCAAATTCAAGCACATATAAATCTTGGTTGAGTAGAAGCAATACTGTTGCCAGCCAAGTGGCGGCTGTTGTGGGATTATGGCGTTCAACTTCTGCTATTACTTCAATTAAGTTTTTGAATTCAAATTTTGATACTGGCACTACCTTCACACTCTACGGAATTGGGGCATAACTAATGGCGATTACAACTAATAACCTTATCTCCCGCCAGACTGTAGGTAGTGCTGGTGCTGCTTCAGTTACCTTCTCTAATATCCCGCAGACATTTACTGATTTGAAGGTTGTGGTGAGTGCAAGAAGTGATTATGCAAATAGTTCTGATGAAGTCTACTTAAAATTTAATGGAAGTTCGGCTTCAATTTATTCTTGGAAAATGATATATGGAACAGGAAGTGCTGCTGTTTCTGTTACTGATTCTGCCGAAGGTTACGGCATAGCGGGAGTGCAAATAGATGGTTCTACTGCAACAGCAAGTGTATTTTCTAATGGCGAAATCTATATTCCAAATTATGCTTCTGCAAATTACAAATCTATATCAATGGAGCATTGCCCAGAAACAAATGCTGCTGCTATAAATATGAAAATGGTTGCTGGATTATGGTCAAGTACTGCTGCAATAACTTCTTTATCTTTATCTGGCGGTAGTGGTTCTTTTGTCCAATACTCAACCTTCTCCCTATACGGAATATCATCTAGCACATCCACCCAAAATACTTCTGTACCTTCTGCAACAGGTGGCGATGTAATTACTACCGATGGTACTTATTGGTACCACACATTTAAGTACTCAGGCACATTCACTCCACTCAAGGCTTTGACTGCTGACTACTTAGTAGTTGCAGGTGGGGGTGGCGGTGGTAACGCTTATGGTGGTGGTGGTGGTGCAGGTGGTCTTAGATGCACCGTCACGGCAACAGGTGGTGGTGGCTCTCTTGAATCTGCTTTATCTTTAGCAGCGACTGCATACACAGTAACAGTCGGAGCAGGTGGAGCAGGTGGAACGGCTGGCGCTAGTGCGGTTCAAGGAACAAGTGGGAACAATTCAGTATTTTCAACAATCACTTCTACGGGTGGCGGCGGCGGCGGTTCCAGAGGTACTTACGCAGCATTAAACGGTGGCTCTGGCGGTGGCGGTAGAGTTACAGGCGCGGCAACAGGAACTTCAGGACAAGGATATAACGGCGGTTACTTTGCCTCAAACGCTCCAAATTACGGGCAATCGGCTGGCGGCGGCGCAGGTGCGGTTGGTGGAAATGGCTCAGATTCCACAGGTGGAAATGGTGGAAATGGCGTTGCGACTTCCATAACGGGGTCAAGTGTTACTTATGCTGGTGGCGGTGGTGGTGGAACTTTTTACGGTGGAACTGTCGGAACAGGCGGCACAGGCGGTGGTGGAAATGCTGGAACTTCTGGTGGCGGTGCTGGTGTTAGTGGCACTGCAAATTTAGGTTCAGGTGGCGGTGGAGCCAGCGAAGGCGGCGCGTATTTAGCAGGTGGTGCTGGCGGTTCAGGAATCGTTGTCGTCAGATATGCGGTCTAAGGAGATAATATGAGTCATTACGCTCAGATAGAAAATGGAACAGTAACTCAAGTTATTGTTGCTCACTCAAAGGCTTGGTGTGAAGATGCAATTGGCGGTACTTGGGTGCAGACTTCCTACAACACACACGCAGGAGTTCATACTCTTGGCGGTACTCCGCTACATAAAAACTATGCAGGTATTGGCTACACATTTGATGGCACAGGATTTCACTCGCCTAAGTGCCACGATGAAGCCACATTAAATTCAGATACTTATCTATGGGATTGCACTAACGCAGACCACGACATCAAGGAGATAACAAATGACAGTTCCAACTAAGGTAGTAGTGGATTGCTCTACTGGTTTCGTATCAGAGATTCCATTAACCGATGAAGAAATGGCTCAACGCGAAGTAGATGCTCAGGCAGCAGCAATTGAACAAGCAGAACGAGAAGCAGCAGAGGCGGCTAAGGCAGATGCAAAGGCTAGTGCGATGGCGAAGTTAGCCACGCTTGGATTAACTGATGATGAAGTCACAGCAATCATCGGAGCCTGACAAGTCCAGTACAGATATTGACTGGGCTGAGCAGAATAAAATGCTAGCTGATCTAAGATGGAAGCAACGAGGACAGCCAATTAAGAATGAATGGTGGTCAATATGATGGCAATAATGATATTTAGTTTTATCTGTGGTTCAATCGTAGGTTATATCTGGGCAAAGTATGGGAGATAATAGATGGCATATGGCGATGACTTGCAATGCAATAGATGCAACGAGCATAAGCCTATAGATTCTTTCTTCAAAGAAGCCTCATCTAAAAGAGGCTATCGGTATACCTGTAAGGAATGTGAAGCCCCACGCTTTAAGAAATATCGCAAGAATAATCAAGAAAAAATAAGCGCTACGAGATTAAATTGGAATAGAGAAAAGCGTTACAACTTTCCTCCTAAACTATTTAATGAACGGTTTGACGAACAAGGTCAAGTTTGCGCTATTTGCAAAAGTTCAAATGCGGGTGGACGTGGAGCGTTTCACGCTGATCACAATCACGATTCCTCACAACCAAGAGGCGTGTTATGTCACAACTGTAATGTCGCATTAGGTAATTTCAAAGACAATCCAGAGTTACTTCAATCTGCTATTGACTATCTTAATAAGTATTTGGAGGTTGAATAATGCCATATAGTGATGACATCACCGAGGGAATCCCCTATGTACTCTCCAACCCAGCAGGATCTACAACATATACACCTACCGGTGCCTCTTACGAAGTTGCAATTGCAGCTTTGCCATTCTTTCTTGCCAACTCAGATGAGATACCTTATCGTCGCGTAACTGCCCAATATCGTAAACAGCAAGTTGACCAATCCAGAGAGCCAGGTGAGCAGACACTTACTGGTTGGTGGGTAAGAAGTCAATCATCATTTCACTATGGAGCTGGTGCTAAGTTCTTTGAGCCAGCACAAGAAGAATCGCTACGCTTTCAATATACCGAATCTAAAGGTTTAGATGTTTGGACTAGAGGTCAAGCAACTTTATTAAATGACACAGCCTCGTTCTATTCTGGATCTGCTGCCGCCCAACTTATCGGTGTTAATGATGGAACTAATGACTGCATATTAGTAACAGATGGAACTGCCTTAAAGAAGATTACAACTGGTGGTACCCCAAGCACTTATGCTCAGGCTGGTACCGCATCTACCATCTATAGCCTTACCACCAATGGTAAGCAGTACTTCTTTATCAATGGTACGCACGTTCATAGAGGCAACCTTGCTGGTACTACTAGCGATACTGAAATCTATAACGCTTCTAGCACTACTCGCGCCACTATTCGTTTTGTTAAACAACGTCTTATCGCTGCTATTGGCAGTGCCATCT